AAAACAAAAACAATGGGAACAACAACCCTCGCACGGCAGTTCCTTAGCTCTCTAAAAGAGCTGGAGGCCGCAAACAAGGACTGGTATTATGACCAATCAGATATTAAAAAAATGAAAAAATTCAACTTAATGGAGAAAAAATGCCTACGCCTCTATCGTGAGGTGGTAGGGTACTATCATCTGAAATATCCGGATTTTTATAGACCGGACATGGATAATGCTGGGATACGCTACCAACAGGCTATCTGGAGTGTATTTTAAAATGCAAAAAATAGTAAGATTATGTATTATGGTAATAAAACACAAAAAGCAATAACGGACTTTAAAAATCAAATTGATTATTTAGAGTCTACTGATGAATTTCTTGTTGCACGAGAGAAAATATATGAAATTCTGGAGCAAGAAATTAAAGAAAATAAGAACTTTTCAGGAATTGAAAAGCACGAATTTCAATTTCAGAGGGCACTGGTTGATATGGCAATATTTTTGAGGCTTGCAAATGAAATAATATTTTTAAAAAAACAAATTAAATAATTAAAAAATGAAACTAAATATTAAGTATATATTATATGAACATTACTTAAGAACTGGCGAATACATCACCCAGGCTCAAATAGCTCGGGAGATAGTGAAATTAGGGCTGTATGCTTCCGAGCATTCGGCCCAAAATATGCTGCAACGGTGGATCACCGGAAAGGCTGACCCGCCGATAGAAGTTCTGAAATATTTGGCGGGGAAATTCAACAAAACCATAAATCAATTATTGGTATGAATAGTGTAATACATACGCCGGATAGGTTAGAATTGACAGAAGACAGCACCTATGAATGTCCCAAGTATCATGCCTCGGAAGAGAACTTTATTAAGACAGGCAAGGATATATGGGTTTGCCGTTGTTGCTGGTACAAACAACATAAGGATTATTTTATAACTAAAACTTTAAAGCCATGATAAAATATAAATTAACTAATGGATTCCAAGAAATTGGCAGGACAATTCTTGCATTGGGAAATTCCGACAGATTAACGCATAATCATTGGATACATTATTATCATCATCCCTTGCTTGCTGTTATTTTTAATTCTTTAGTTGATAAATTACCATTTCCGATACTTTATGAAATAAAAGCCTTAGGCAGGCACTTAGATGAAGATGGTATCATTGGGGGATGTACAAGAATGACTTTTATAAGAGAATTACCTTTGCCTGAAATGACCATTAACCAAAAAATAGCATTTGGTATCCTTTGTGCTTTGGAAGTAACTAAAGATAAAGACTTTGTCAAATGGGGAAATAATTGGTTGAATGGTGATAGGTCATATAAAAAGGCCAGAAAAATGTTTAAGAAAACTTTTGGCAAAGAGCATTATGAATCTGCGGCTGCTATTACATTCGCTATACTTTTTCTGTCCCATGATTATTGTGAATCAACCATAAGTGCCGCTGATGCTGCAGCCAAGGCAGCCAAAATGAAGAAATTAGACTTAATTGACTTAGCCATAAAATCATTAAAATATTAGCTATGAATCTTATTAATGAAGTCACCCCCGATCCTGTTAACCAGGAGAAGGAACTCCAAAGTTACGGGGTATATTTTGACCCCGAAGGAAAGACCCTTGCCCAAAGAGTGGCAGAACTGGAGAAGGAGGTTAAAAATCTCCGAGAATCTATGGAATTATTCCAAAGATATATGGAAGTTAATAATCAGATAATTGAAAACATTACTAAATTAACAAACATCTTATGAAAGAGCTAATTATCATTCAGCAAAGTTTAAGAGCTCCAAAAGCTCACAGAAATGAGTTCGGCGGATTTAATTACCGTTCTGCCGAGGATATTTTAGAGGCCGTTAAACCTTTATTATTTGAACAAGCTTGCATTTTAACTCTTACTGATGAGATAATTCTTATCGGTGAACGTTACTATGTAAAAGCAAATGCTACATTAATAAATTCAGAAGGCAAGTCTATAACCGTCTCAGCCTATGCCCGGGAAGAAGCGCAGAAGAAAGGTATGGATGCTGCACAGATAACAGGGGCTGCTTCTTCTTATGCAAGAAAGTATGCTCTTAACGGGCTATTCTGTATTGATGATACGCGCGATCCTGACGCCCAAGTCATTGAAAAGCAAAAAGAGGACATTCAGAAACAGATAGAAGGCTGCAAGACAGTGGCCGATCTTCATGAACTTTGGAATGAATGGGACGACAAAACAAGACAAGAATATAAAGAAATTGTAAAACAACGTAAAAATCAATTATCATGAAATTAAAATATAGCACATTGATATTTAATATCGAGAAGCATCGTTATATCACGCGCGAAGGAAGAGAGTTGCTTGGAATTACCGGGCTACTTTCACGACAATTATTTGCCGGAAAATATGATGGCATTCCTAGGGAGATACTAAACAGGGCAGCCGAGCACGGAAGCTTCGTGCATCGGGAAATTAATGACTTCATCACTTTAGGATTTACACCAAAAACACCGGAAGCTCAAGAAGCAATAAAAGAATTTAATCCTGACACTTGCGCTGCATCAGAATATCTTGTCAGTGATGGAGAGAACTATGCCACAATGATAGATTTTATGGATAAAGAATTTAACCTCTATGATTTTAAAACAACGGCAGTACTTGACAAGGAATATGTCAGCTGGCAACTATCTATTTCGGCATATCTTTTCAAATGCCAGAATGGATTTGAACCGAAAAACTTTTATGCGGTACATTTGCGTGGAGATAAAATGGACGTTAAGCCGGTTGAAAAAAAGTCAGAGGAAGAAGTCCTTGAGCTTTTAGCCTGCGATCTTGCGGGAGAGAATTATCTTGAAAAAAAATCCGCTCCGGTAAAGGCAGACCTCCCTCTTGTTCAGGTGAAGCAACTTGAAAGCACTATCCTTGAGATAGAATCAGAATTAAAGTATTTTACAGACTTGCGGGAAGAACTTTTTCGGCAAATATATGACAAGATGGAAGAAAAGAATTTAAAAAAAATTGAGACCGACGAACTCATTATAACCCGGGTGCTACCTTCAGAAAGTGTCTCTATTGACACTAAAAAACTCAAAGAAGAACTACCGGAAATAGCAAAGAAATACGAAAAAATAAGTCAAAGAAAAGGATATGTTAAATTAACAATTAAAAAGTGAAATTATGAATTACGTTATCTTAGTTGGCAGGGTGGGCGATCAGCCTAAAATTATAAAAACAAATAAACCGGTAGCAAAATTTTCATTTGCTACAAATGAGTATTACAAAAACAAAGACGGGGAAAATATCATCGAAACAGAATGGCATAGTATAGTATTCTTCCAATCAGTGGATTATATTGAAAAAAATATCAAAAAAGGAGACCTTATATTTGTTCAAGGAAAAATTGTTACAAGAACATGGACAAATAAAGAAGGAGAACAACACTGGGCAACGGAGATAATTGGGAAGCAGATAGAACTTCTTAAATCAAATACTAAAAAAGAAGAAAACGAAACAGTATTTTAATTATGAAACTCTATTGCATAAATACTATAACGGGGCTGATGCCACTCTATCCTGCAGATTACGAGGAAAAGAAAAAACTTAAACTCGGTGTAGAATATGAGGTTGAAGTGCGCACCCCCCGTAATATAGGATTTCATCGGAAATTCTTTGCCCTTCTTAACATTGGCTGGACAAATACAAAACTTGATATGCCATTTGAGACTTATAGGAAATATGTTATTATTAAAGCTGGGTATTTTAAAATCTACAAAACACCGAAAGGGCTATTCTATGATGCCGAAAGCATTAGCTTTTCAAACATGAGTCAAGATCGTTTTGAAGAATTATATTCCAGGGTACTCGATAAGATAATCGAGGATATAGGTATTACAAATGAAGAAATCGAAAAACAATTAATTAATTTTATATGATAGATTTAATGCGTAATATTGAGATGATTGTCTGTGAAGACAAAAATATTTCTCCTGAAATATTGCATATTAAAACACGATATAGAAAGATTACTGAAGTGAAACATATAATAATTTATTTATCTGATTATTTTGCTAAAAGAAGATTGTCTTATAGACAATTAGCGGAATATTTTAACTTAGACCATGCAACAGCTATTTATGCTATAAAAAAAATTGATAATTATCAGAAAATTTACTCCACTTATGCATTATTATTAAATCAGTATAAAGAGAAAATAACAATTTTAAATGAAAAAAATACTGAAATTGAAAAAAATATTTTAGAAATTAAAAATAAAATACAACAGTCTTTAATTAATAATACAATAATAAATTTAGATGATGTTCTAAAATACAACAATTTATTTAATTTTAAATGTTTGAAAATCGAACAAGGTTATGAAAAGAAAAAATTATGAAAATCTTAATGCACAATTAACGCTGCGGGAACAGGTGCAGGAAATTCGGGAGCAGGCAAAAAAAATAAAATATAAATCTCCGGATATTGAAAAAATGTATGGTTTTCAGGTTGAAGGTAATCCTGCGACATGGTATTATTTTTATAGTATCGAAAAAAGAGATAAAAAAGCTAAACAATTTAATGTAAAAAAATACTTCGGTCCATGCAAAAACATACAAAAATCTATATGAATTATTTCGACTACGGCGAGCAGGATATTATCCTTTGTGAGGCTTGCGGTAGACAGGCTGTAGATATACACCACATCAACGGCAGAGGGAAGGGGAAGGATGTTATTGAGAACCTCATGGCTCTCTGCCGAAGATGTCATAAGATGGCTCATGAAGGAGAATTGTCAAAAGGTGAGTTACAATACATTCATAATAACGTTTTAAATGGTCGTCGGATCGCATTTTTAAAATAAGTGTTAATAACTTTCAGATATCTCTTATGATTTATAAAAATTATTGATTATATTTGCAGTAGTAAACAGCGTAACTATGGATAAGAAATTAATAATATTAAAATATTGCCGGCTTCGGCAGAAAAGCCCAGGGGTTTCAAGTTACGCTGTACCTGACTGGGTTTTTTGTTTGGGGCCGGCCTTTTTATTTTAAAGTTATGAATAAAGATACTTTCTATTTTTCGCATGATTACAATGCCAGGATGGATGAGAAAATTAAAAATCTAATCCGAAAACATGGAATAGAAGGTTATGGTATTTTTTGGGCAATAATAGAGGATTTATACTGCAATAAAAATAAATTAAAAATAGATTACGATGGTATTGCATTCGATTTACACACGCAAAGTGATAAAATAAAAAGTATAATTCATGACTTTGATCTATTCGTTATTGAGGATGGATTTTTTGGTTCTCTAAGCGTTGAGAGAAGATTAAAAGAGAGAAACAAGAAGACGGAAAATGCCAAAAAATCGGCACTATATAGATGGAAGAAATCTGGGAAAACCAACGATGCGAACGCAATGCGAACGCAATGCGAACGCAATGCCAATGCAATGCGCCCCGAAGTCGATCGCAATGCTATAAAGGAAAGGAAAGGAAATGAAAGGAAAGAAAAGGATATATATAAAGAATATAAAGAAATATTTAACGAATTTCGGAAAAATTATCCTGGAACAAAAAGAGGTAATGATATAGAATTTGAAAATTTTATTAAAAAACATAAAGATTGGAAAGAAGTTTTATTGTTGCTTAAAGAAAGATTGAATTATCAGATAGAAGCAAGGCAAGTTAGAAAACAGAAAAATTTATTCGTGCCAGAATGGAAAAATTTACAAACATGGATAAATCAACGTTGCTGGGAAGAAATTATAAATATAAATTCATAAGTCATGGAACAAGATGAATACAAAGTAACAAGATTGAAAATAATTAAATTAGAAGAAAATCAAACTTATCAAAAGTATTGTAATTCATTAATTCAGGATATTTCTGAGGAAGAACTGGATACTTTAATAGAATTATTAATAAATAAAGCAGCGATAAATATGGGGCGCGAAAATTATGAAGCATCTGATGAAGCTAAAGCATCTATTATAGAATTTCTTTATAATGAATTTCCTTATTTGCCTTTAAATTACATTGCATCAGGAATTCTTCGGGGTTCGTTAGGAAAATTCGGAGCTGGCAGACTGGTCCCACGAACAGTAAGATTATGGTTATCTGAAGTTGCGCAGGAATATAGGAATTTACAAAAGCATAAAGAACTTGAAGGAATAGCAATGAATAAAGATTTTATTGATCTTAAAAAATATCCTGTAGGAAAGGCAATTATAAAAAAAATCGAATGGTGGCAAGAAGAAAAAATAACATTAGAAGACTGGGATAAAATTTCTTTGAAAAAATTATCTGAAGATATAGCTGAAAGAGAAAATATTAATCTTAAAAATTATATAAAATGAACAGAAATTTTTTATGTCTTTATGACAAAGATTTTATTTGTGAAGATAGATTTGGTGATATGTCCGAATGTGAAAAATGCTTCGCAAATATAGAACCTGAATTTGCTTCATTTCAAAAATGTTGGCAGTTATGTCCTAAGTGTCGTGGACAAGGGGTAGTTCAATATCCAGTAGGTATATCTATTAATGAGACAATTCTTACTAATAAATTGTCTTACGAATGTGATCTATGTAAGGGGAATAAAATTATTAATATTTTTACTGGAGAACCTCCTAAAAGCGTTCTTTATGAAAAATAAAATGCTTTGAAAAAATTGCTAATAATATTGATTTTATTTCTATATTCATTTCGGCTGATTGCCCCGGAGTTTCACGCCTTACCGATATTTTCGGCAGAGAAAATTTATCGGTGGAACATGGATTATTTACTTTGGGCAGTTGCTAAAGTGGAAAGTAATTTTGATATTCTGGCTATTAATCCTCTTTCCGGAGCAAGAGGTCTTTTACAGATTACTCAGCCCACCATAGATGAAGCTAACAAACTATCGGATAATAGATATAGCCTTGAAGATGCTTGGTCTCCAGAGAAGAGTATTGAAATTTGGAGACTTTTGAATAAGCATCATAATCCGGAGTATGAGATTGATAAAGCTTGCCGGTTATGGTTCGGTATAGGTAAGGAAATTGGTAGCGGAAGAACTTGGGAAGATTACAAAAAGTTAATTCAAAAACATATAAAGCCATGAAAATAACTTATTTCAAAACCAATAAAGAGTTTGAGGAAGCCTTCGAGCTTTATATTCGAGGGCATTTTCCATTTAAACGAATATGTCCATCGTGCGGGCATAGAGGAAGTAGAGCTATTGTCTTTGAAACAATGCGGGGACTTGAGAAAATTGTTAAATGTAAAAAGTGCTATGATAAAGAAAAGAGTAATAAAAATAAAAGACATGAAAACCTATAAAATCACTAAATTCTTTTCAATAATAGTTGAATCATGAAAAAATTAACCTTTAAATTTTAAAACTATGAAAACAATCGCATTATTACTTATCGGTTATTGTTTCGGATGGTTTTCGTATTCCTTAATTCAGACTGTCCATGACCGCAAAACAGCGGCATGGGATAAGAAATATAAAGAGTTGCAGGATGAAGTAGAAAGCAGTTCTGTAACTATTGATAACTTTAACCAGCTTACTGAACATTTTTTAGAACTATGGCATATGCCAGGATTTAATAAAGAAAAATATCAAGTGCTGAAAGATAAATTTTTAAATAAATTTTGTAATATCAAGTAATATAAAGTTTTCTAGTGTTAATAACATATATTTTTACGGTTAATATTTTTATTTGCATAATATGATTTTTATTGTTTAATTTTGTGTTGTTAATTCGGATATGTAGGTATTAATATACAGAAAAATTGATTAAACTATCTGAAATACACATCAATACCTCGAATCCCCGCATCATAAAAGATGGCAGGTTTAAAAAACTTGTCAAATCTTTGAAAGAATTTCCGAAGATGATGGAACTCCGCCCGATTGTTATTGATGATTCAGGGATGATCTTGGGCGGGAATATGCGTTATAAGGCTTTGAAAGAATTGGGATATAAAGAAGTCCCCGATAATTGGGTTAAGAAAGCCGACCAGTTAAATGATGAAGAAAAGAAGAGATTTATTATTGAGGATAATGTTCCCTTTGGTGATTGGGATTGGGATATGTTGGCTAATGAGTGGGATCAGGATTTGTTGGATGATTGGGGGTTGAAATTAAATATAAATGATAATATTGAAAAAGAAATCATTGAAATAAAACCATTTAAAATGGCACATATACTAATTAGTTATCCGCCTGAATATCATTCAAAAGTTAATAAGGCAATTGAATCACTTATTAATGATTCTAATATTGAAATAGAAAGGAGTTCAAATTGAAAACAGATAATACATATTTGAAACAAAAAATACAATTAAGAATAGATTGTCTTAATGGGAAAAAAGAAGTATCTGTTTTAGATTGTTTTGCAGGTACTGGTAAATTATGGGATTATGTAAAAAAATCTACTAATATTAATATAAATATAATTGGAATTGAGAAGGAATACAGAAAAAATAAAATGACGCTTATAGGTGATAATAGAAAATATTTAAAAACTATTGATTTGAAAAATTTTGATATTATTGATTTGGATTCATATGGCATTCCTTTCGATCAACTTGAAATATTATTTGAACGTAATTATAAAGGCATTATTATAGTCACTGCAATACAATCTATATTTGGGACATTGCCAGATAAAATGCTTTATAAACTTGGATATACAGATAGAATGATAAAAAAAATACCAACATTATTTTATAGAGATGGATTTGCAAAATTAAAAAACTATTTGTATATTAATGGCATAAAGAAAATAGAAGGATATTTTATTGGAAGAAAAAATTATTTTTATTTTAATTTAAATTAGGAGCTATGAAAATTTATGAACCAACAGGCCGGGCAAGAGAATATAGCCCATTAGCACTGAACTATTTTAAGGGATGTGATCATGGATGTAAATATTGTTATGTCCCTTCAATGTTAAAAAGATTCAATTCAAACTATGATCATTCAAATGTTTTTTGTGATTTGAATTTAATGGAACTTGAAAAAAGTATTTTAAAACTTTCTAAGGAAGACCGGCAAAAACAGATATTACTGTCTTTTACTGGGGATCCATATTGTAATTTTGAGAGTGGTCAGACAAGAACAGTTTTGGAAATATTATTAAAATATCAATTACATATAGCAATTTTAACAAAAAATCCCGAAAAAGCTAAAAAAGATATTGATATATTTAAAAAATTCAAATATTTTAAAATTGGAACAACATTAGTATTTGCTGACGAGGAGAAGAGAAAAGAATGGGAGCCAGGTGCAATTTCTTCTATTGATAGAATTGATGCTCTTAAATATTTTAAAAATAATGGATTGAAAACATTCATTAGTTTTGAACCTGTTATTTATCCTTCCGATAGTCTTATTTTAATAGAAAAAGTTATATCTTTTGTTGATCATGTTAAAATAGGCAAGTTAAATAATTATAATGGAATTGATAAATCAATAGATTGGAATAAATTTCTTTATGATGTATTATATATTTTGAGAAAATCAAATATAAAATTTTATATTAAAAAGGATTTAGCTCAATACAATAATGGATTATATTTGTCGGGTAATGAAATTAATGAAGATTATTTAAACATTTAGAATTGACGAGAACTGACAAACATAAAAAAGCAATGATTGAAGCTCTGAACAAGAATCTCGGAGTTATCACACTTGCATGCAAAGAGGTAGGCATTTGTCGGCAATCTCATTATGACTGGTACAAGGAGGATGAGGAATACAGGAAAGCTGTGGATGATGTGGAGAACATCGCTCTGGATTTTGCAGAATCAATGTTACACCGGCAGATTAAAGAGGGAGATACCACGGCAATAATATTTTACTTGAAGACTAAGGGCAAGAGGAGGGGCTATGTTGAAAGGCAGGAGTTGGAGCATTCCGTCAAAGATATTATTATTGAATTTAAAGAATGAACGGCATAGCAGAAATAGAAAGAAGGTTATTGATAAAAAAGCCGAATTTCACTGGCTACCAAAAGGCTATTCTCGAATCTAAGAAAAGATTTACAATAACTGAAGCCTCGACGAAGAGCGGGAAAACTTTTTCTCACATCTTCTGGCTCTTTGAACTTGCTCATAGGATAAATCCGGGGCAGGAAGTATGGTGGATAGCTCCTATCTATTCGCAGGCAGAGATAGCTTTTAAGAGAATGGAGAGAGCAATAGCTCATTCGCAGCTTTATACGGTCAACATTTCCAAACTATCTATAACAACTCCGAAGGGAACAATAATTAGATTTAAGTCAGCCGAGCATCCGGACGGAATTTATGGAGAAAATGTTTATGGATTTGTCTTTGATGAATTTAGCCGTGCAAAGGAAGAAGCATGGCACGCATTGCGCACAACGGTGAGTTATACCCAGGCTCCGGGGAAATTCATCGGCAATGTAACAGGGAGAAACTGGGCATGGGAGCTGGCTCGTCGGGCCGAAAAAGGACAGGAGAAAGACTTTGAATATTTCCGAGTAACTGCTAAGGATGCGGTTAATGCCGGCATACTAAAAACTGAAGAAGTTGAGCGGGCAAGACAGGAGTTACCGGCAAGAGTGTTTAAAATGTTATATGAGGCTCAATATGTCCAGCCGGCAGGAGCTCTCTGGGGGTGGGAGATAATAGAAAACTTCCGCAGTGTTACTCCGGACAATCTTAAGAGGATAGTTGTGGGCGTTGATCCTTCCGGTACATCTAATAAGTCCTCTGACGAGGCAGGGATAATTGTAGCAGGGCAGGATGTTAACGGGCATATATATATTCTGGCTGATGAATCAAGGATTATGTCGCCTAATGAGTGGGCGGACAAAGCGGTTAAATTATATCATCAATATAAGGCTGATAGGATAGTAGCCGAGGTTAACATTGGTTGGGATATGGTAGAAAATACTATCAGAACTATCGATAAAACGGTACCGGTAAAAAAAGTTGTTGCCTCTCGGGGTAAGATGCTGAGGGCAGAACCGGTAGTGGCACTCTATGAACAAGGCAGGGTGCATCACACTCAGAAGTTTAAGGAGCTTGAGGAGGAGATGACAGAATGGGATTATAAGAGCAGCGCCTATTCTCCGGACAGGATAGATGCTTTAGTGTATGCGGTGACGGAGCTGGCAATTAAAAACAATGTTGATTTCTTTGTGGTATGAAAATAAATGAGATATTAAGTAATATTTTCCGCGGGCAGAGAAAAGAACTTCCGCAGTCAGGCATTGCGGAGATGATCACCCGTGCGATAGGCTTCGGGGGTGCTGCGCTGATACCAGAGGGCACGACCAGCTATATCAACAACGGATACCTTGGCAATCCCAATGTCTATTCGATCATCTCATTTATTACGCAGAAGGCTGGGGCTATCCCCTGGAGCGTATACAGGATTAAAGATCAGAAGAAACTTGCGATATATAAATCTTATCCTAAGAAAGGGATTAAGGAGCAGGTACTCGAGGAAGATTTTAAACATCCACTATCGAAAATATTAACTTATCCCAATGAGCTTCAGGGATGGAGTGAATTTTTTGAACAGGCATGCGGATTTAAACTTTTGACCGGAAATTCATTTATTCAGACTATAAAACTGGACAGTGGAAAACTTCAGGAACTCTGGGTTATTCCCTCTCAGCTTGTTGAAATAATCATTGGCAATCGCATGCAGCCAATTAAAGGTTACCGGTTAATGAATAACAGGGATGTCGTTTTCACTCCCGAGGAAATCATTCACCTGAAATACTGGACACCTGATGCACAGTCGCAGTTATATGGGCTGTCTCCTATCAGGGCAGGGCGAAGAGTTGTTACCCGAAGCAATGCTTCTTTTGACATGTCAACGAACAATCTCCAGAACAATGGAGTACTTGGCATCATATCTTCCGAAGGCGAGGCACCGCTTACTGCAGAGCAGGCACAGAAGATTGAAGAGAAATTAAGAGCAAAAGCATCATCTAAGTCAATCAATCGTTTTATTGCAACTTCGGCCAGATTGAAATGGCAGCAGATGGGACTTTCGCCGGTTGACCTTCAACTCATCGAGAATGACAAGATGGATTTGCGCACACTCTGTAATATTTTTCATGTGCCTTCGGAGATTTTCAACGATGCTGCGAATAAGACTTACAGTAACACTAAAGAAGCCGGCAGGGCAATATATACCAATGCTATTATTCCGCTGCTTACTTCTTTTAGGGATGAGTTTAACAGGTGGATTAGTCAGAATTATGACGAAAATATATATGTTGATTATGATCTTTCCATGATTCCTGAGTTACAGGAGGATTGGTCTTCATTAATTACATCTTTAGCTCAGGCATGGTGGCTCACTCCTAATCAGCGGCTGGAACTACTGGGCTGGAGCACTTCAGAAGACCCGCTGATGGATAAGGTATGGATACCTTCTGGGTTGGTGCCGATAGACATGGCGGAGATAAGTGACGCTACTCTTACGCAGGTTGAAGGTAAGATGAAGTTTAATGACTATGAGTGATAGAAAATACATACAGGCAGTTGAGGCGAAGCGCCGGGCAATGGAGAAGCGGTATGTTCCCCTTATCCGCCGAGCTCTTAACCGTCAGGTGCAGGAGATTATTTCGATGATAAGGCCTGATAACATGTATGCCGTTGACCCAATGCCCTCACGGGAAGAAATAGAGAGACTATTCGTTGATCTCTATCAGAAGGTTGGCGTTGCATTTGCAGATGATGTTTATTCTGAGATAAAAAAGGGGACGAAGGCTGATCCGACTATCCCGGGATTTCAGTCAGAGTCAGAGAAGATAAAAAATAAATGGAAGATATTTTTGAGGAATTTTGCCCGGACAGAAGCAGCCGACCGAATAACGTCTATTACAGGGGAAACAAGAAAACAGTCTCTGAGAATTATTAAATCAACTATTGACAAGGGAGTTGAAGAAGGCATCGGAGCATTAAATATTGCAAAGAATATTGAAGAACAATTAAATGCGGTGCTTATTCCTATGAATTATTGGCGAGCATTGAGAATAGCAAGGACAGAAGTCATCGGCGCAGCTAATCTTGGCAGTATGGTCGGGGCACGCGATACAGGCGAGGAGATGGAGAAGAGGTGGATTTCAAAGATTGACAATAAGACAAGACCAGATCATATAGAGATGAATGGGAAGAGAGTTGGTCTGCATGATAAATTTGAAGTATGGAGTAAAGATGAAGTAGTAATGATGGATTACCCGGGGGACCAGACGGCGCCTCCGGAGCAGGTAATTAATTGCCGCTGCACAGTGGCATTTAAAGTTAAAAAGATAGATTATGGAATATAAACCATATAAACACGAGCATGCAGCAAGGGTGAGAGATCCGAAGGACTTTGTTCCGGATAGTTTCCGGCGAAAGACCATAGAGGATGGCATTGACATTATAATTGGGAAACTTAAGACTGACCCTAAAGGAGCAATGGTAGTTCAGACATATAGATTTGATGCTGAGAAATTCACGGCAGCAGAGGCTAAGGAGTGGTTGAAGAAACATGATATAAAGTACATAAGTTTTGAGGAGGCAAAGAAGATGAATACAGAATATTACTTAACCAAAGACACTTCCGGGGGGAGTGTCAAGGATGTGGATGTTAAGCATGGGATAGTTACCGGCTATTTTGCGATATTCGGAAACGTGGATGCTGATAATGATATAATCATGCCGGGGGCAGCAAAGAAAACTATTGAAGAGAATGGGCCTGAGAGTAAGAAGCCCAGGATCATGCATCTTCTGCAGCACGACATCTGGCGACCGCTTGCGAAACCTCATGTACTTAAAGAGGATAGCAAGGGAATATATTTTGAATCAAAAATATCTGATACAACTTATGGCAGGGATACATTAAAACTTTATGAGGATCAGGTCTTATCCGAGCATTCGATAGGATTTCAGCTTGTTAAACATGAGATGAATGAGGCAACGGGAGTGAGAACGATCAAAGAGATTAAACTCTGGGAAGGAAGCACGGTAACATGGGGAGCTAATGCTGAGGCTCTCGTTGTAGCGGTGAAACAGGAAAATGGTAAAGACGTGGCGGAAAAGATCATTAAAAAGATTGATGCCATTAACCATGCCATGAAAGGCAATTACACAGACGAGACATTTCGCATGTTGGAAATAGAACTGAAGCAACTACAGCAGATAATAGTTACACTTGTCGAAAAACTTGAGCCGGTCAACACTCGGGTTGAAGATAAGCCGATAACATCTGATGATATGCTCAAAATATTGTTAAACAAAATAAACTGAAAAAAGATGAATGAAGAGATAAAAAAAGCACTTGATGACTTCGGCACCGTCATAGATGGGAAGCTGAAAGCCGTCACCGACAAGCTGGCTCTTGTGAGCAGCGATGCCGAGAAAAAGCATCTTATGGAAGCTATTAAAAAGGAACTTGAGCCTGAGATAGCTAAGTACAACAAGATGCAGGAGAACCTTGATGTCCTTGAGGCTAAACTGAAAAGGGTTGATTATGGTGGGTCAATGCCCGGTAAACCTTTCAGCGTGGAACTGAAGGAAACTCTGGAGAACATCATTAAGAAGGAAGGAGCACGCACACTTCGGGGCAGGATGTTAAATTTCGAGCAGAAAACAGTCCTTGATATGACTGAGGGCAATGCCTTCAACTCAACCGTTGTCGTGCCTCCGGCATACCAGCCTGGGGTGGTTTATGATCCTTCCAGACCGATGCGTATCCGTGACCTGATCTCGCAGGGCACCACAGACAGCAACCTTGTGAAATTCATCAGGGAATATTCCTATACCGATGCTGCCGCTGTCACAACCGAAGGTGCAGAGTATAAACAAGAGGATTTCACATTAAAGGCTATTGATGCAGCTGTACAGAAGATCACTAACTATATCGTGCTCTCAGAAGAGATGCTCGAAGATGTTAATGGTCTGACAAGCTACATCATGGCAAGGCTGCCGGAGAAACTGCGCAATGCTGAAGATTCGGTTATCCTTACAGATGCTACTTATGGGATACTAACTCTGGCTACTGCTTACAGTGATAACCTCGCTGACAGTAAGGTTCAGATGATAGACGTTCTTGTTGACGCGATCCGTCAGGTGGCAAGTTACGAGTATAGAGCAACCGGTGTCCTGCTGCATCCGGCTGATGCTACCAAGATCAAGCTGACCAAAGATAACAATGGGCAGTACATCTATCCGTGGGTGTTTATTAACGGACAGCCAACGATTGACGGGGTGCCGATCTACACATCAACGGCAATGACTTCAGGAACATTCCTTGTTGGAGACTTCAAACGTGGCGCTCAGATATTTGACCGCAGACAGCTGGCTATCGAATTCAGCAACCAGAATGAAGACAACTTCATCAAGGGCATGGTAACAGTGCGCGGACACGAAAGAATTGCGATAGCAGTCTATCGCCCGCACGCATTTATTTATGGATCATTTGCTGCCGCACTTGCACAGGGTAGCGCATAGCAGATTAATAAGGAGTTAGCCCCGGCTTCCCGGGGCCTCCTTTTAATATTTAAGATATGCCGATTGGAAGTTTTGCAATATTGCCGGATGTAGTCAGTGAGCTTGTGAGGAAGAATCCCCGCAGGGTGCTTGACGTTGGTATTGGTTTTGGCATCTATGGAGCAGCAATTAGAGAGTGGCTTGAAGGTGGATATAAAGAAAATGGAAACTGGAGGATTTATGTTGAAGGTATTGAGGCTTTTTCAAAATACGAGAATCCAAACTGGAAACATTATAATAAAGTAATTGTTACTGATATCTTAAATGTTCACTTTAACCAATTGTATGATGCTATATTACTTTTAGATGTCATAGAACATTTAGAGAAAAATGAAGGGGAAGAAATTCTTGCACGAATGAAATCAATACTATTTATCGGAGGTATTTTGCTTGTTGGTACTCCGGCAATATTTTGTTCACAAGATGCAGTTTATGGAAATGAATATGAAAGACACAGGTCATTATGGACAAAAGAAGATTTTGAAGGATTTGAAATATTACGGGATGGCTCTCCTGATAAATATGGAGCACAAATGTTACTAACTAAATACACTAAGTCATGAAAATACTTGCAATGGTACACGGTTTTCCACCTCATCACAACGCAGGCGCAGAGTGGATGCTGCACGATATGTTAAAATATCTTAAAGAAAAAGGTCATCAAGCTACTGTCATGCTTCCGATAACAGATTTAAAATCTTATGAGATTTCCGGAATAAGAGTTGTTCCTGATAATGGCATGGATGAGATGCTTAAAGAATTAAACTCGCATGATATAGTAATATCGCACCTTGACCGCTATGCTAAAGCTTTAAACAGATGTGAATATTTTAGGAAATCTTATATTTTGCTTGTACATAATACTCATCGGTATGCTGGTATAGCTGAGAAGCATAAGAGGGAAATGAATCAGAGATGGTTATATGTGATTTATAATTCAGAATATACCCGCGATGCTTTATGTTATCCCAACCCTTCAATAATTGTTCACCCACCGGTGGATAAGGAAAGGGTTTTGACAAGAAAAACAAGGGCAGAATATATCACCCTGATTAATCTTTTTGCTCCGAAAGGTGGAGATATACTGTCTCAGATTGCCAGGGCTTTGCCGGAGAAGAAATTCTTAGGTATTAAAGGTGGATATGGGCATCAGGTGATTGACGAGAATGTTCAGAACATCACTTATGTGGAGAACACGCCGGACATTAAAAAGATATACAGCAAAACAAGAATACTTATCATGCCTTCGGAATACGAGAGTTATGGCCGAACAGCTGTAGAGGCAATGATTAACGGAATACCGGTTGTGGCCAATAATACCCCGGGACTCAAAGAATCGCTATCTTATGCAGGAGTATTTATCAATGATCGTAGTGATGCTCAGGAATGGCGGGAGAAGATTCTGGAGGTTGAAGGAAATTATAAATCTTACAGTGACCGGTGTAAAGAGCGGGCTGAAGAGATACAGAAAAAGACAGAAGAAGAATTACAGATAATGGAAGAATTTATTTTAAAGGCAATCAATAAAAAATTATAGTCATGGCAACAAAAAAGAAAATCACTCCGGTAAAGGAGAAGAAAGAAATCAAAACAGCGGTGCCTATCTTTAGAGATGGCTTTGTTTATACTATAATGTTACAGGATTATGGTGACTACAGAAAAGGAGAGCAGGTGATGATAGTTGAACGTAGGTATAAGAGTTTAAAAAAAGATAATATCGTCTTATGAAAACATGGGTAAAAACGGATGTTGTCACAGAGCCGGTGACTTCGACGGAAGCAAAGCTATTCTGTAAGATCTCGGGGACGCAGGATGATACACTGATAGCCTCGCTGATTAGATCGGCAAGGATGGCTATTGAGAATTATACCGGTCTGGCTCTTGCAGAAAAAACTCTGTATACAACTTTTGACCTGCCGGGGTTGGATAATATTCTTGACCTTCCTGTTCAGCCGGTAAAAAGTGTGGCATTAGTTAATATAGTTGATATAGAAGGCGAGGAAACAACACTCACTCTGAACACTGATTATTATCTGATTGATTCACCTTGGACAAAGATAAAGATTGGGAATATCTGGGTTAGTGACGGTGTGCTACTAAAAGTTGAATATACCGTTGGTTATGGTGCAACCGGTTGCCCGGCACTACCCGAAGCTCTGAAAATAGCAGTCCTGAAAGAAATTGCCACACAATACGAAAGACGGGAAGACATAACAGAAGTGGCAGGACAGGTTATGGATAATAATAGCAGAAAACTTGCTGACCCATTCAGAATAAAACTCTGGTTATGATAGGAAAGAAGAAATATTATATACAGTTGTTAAGTCCCTCGGTCACAAGTGACAGCCAGGGTGGGGGGACACTGAGTTATATATCCCTTGCATACGTATGGGCAGAGAAAAAAGAACTGTCATTCTCCAGGGAGCTCGTCTATGCGGGAATAAAATATTTTTTAGCGGTGGAATTTACAATCAGCAATGAATCAAGTATTTCAGTAACGGCAGATTGTAAAATATCTTATAATGATGAAGATTATTATATATATTCAATAGTAAAGGATGATGATAAAATTAAAATACTTGCATACAGATGAGCGATAGCATGAGGATAATATTACCACAGGGCGAGATGGTGAGATTCCGCAAGTGGATAAATGAGCAGGATGAGAAAAAGAAACGAGCTTGCCAGAACATTATTGCCCGTGCTTCGGAACTTATTGTGGCAACTGTTAAAGCTTCACCGAAAATTCCTGTTAAAACCGGTAATTTGCGGGCAAGTGTCCATGCTAATTATAGCTCTGATAGGTTAAGCAGTCAGGTGGTGGTGGATGTCAATTATGCTGCTGTGCACGAATTTGGCGGCGGAAGATGGAGAAGAAAAATTAGAGCAAGGCATTATTTCTTTCCGGTGGTTGAAAGAGTGAATAAATACATGTTACAGTTATTAAATAAAATAGGATTCAAATGAAAAACCCATGCAATGACATAAGATCATGGTTATACAGCGTGTTGAATGGCAAGATCACTTATAACAGCGCCGCGGTACCGGTGTATAGTATTCCGCCGACATCTGCCACTTACCCGCATATACTTCTGGGAGATATAGAGTGGGAGCCGGTAAGCAGAAATAAAGACTGCGATATATACGATGTGATGACTGAAATAATAGCGGTGACAAAATATACCGGTGTAATGGCAAGTTATGGCGCTGCGGATAGTATTACGGATGATGTTCTGGAAGAGATTTTAAGTTCTACCACAGCAATAACTAATTACGATCTTATTGTAACTCTGATTAACAGGGGGAAAACAGCAGTTGAACAAATAGATACAGGATTTCTGGTGACACACAAGATTATATTAACCTTAAAAATAGAGGAGGAGTAACAATGGCAAAATTAAATGGTTCAAAATTACGTGTACTCGTCAATGGGGTAGCAATAGCAGGAGCGACAAGCTTTACGTTAGATGGTGATGACAATCTTCTCTCTACTTCTGACAAGGACAGCGCAGGATGGGAAGAGAACGAATATGGCAGAAGGTCGTGGACAGTATCGGTGGATGCTCTGTACGACCCTTCCGGCGTTTATACTGCGGAAGAGATTATTGACCTGATGATTAATAGGAATTCTATCACTTCTCTTGAAGTAGCACAGATTGATGGAGTAGGTGGTGGACATGTATGGAGTGGTATAGCAAGGCTTAAATCATTCTCGCTTAAAGGCAATGTTGATGAGATAGCAACAATTAGCGCTATATTTAATGGTTCAGGTCCACTAACAAAAGGCACTGTCCCAGCATCCTAAAGAGTATGAATGAATTGTCAGGATATAAAGAGGTAAAGATAGGGGGCAGGATATTCCCGATGAAATTCGGGGTTAATGCTTCTGCCCTCTTTTGTCTTGCCCGGGGAGTAGATTTGCCGCAGATAGCAGATACAGGGCTATATGGGAGGTATGAAGGAGAAAAAATGATTTCTCCCCCGGATGTGTATGCTTTACTGCAACTTGCCTGGTTTGCCCACGTCACTGCCTGTAAGATAGACGGAAGAGATACAGAAGTGGCAAGCATGGAGGAATTTATCGAGCTCTGCAATGAGGAAGAGGGCACGATGGAAGAGATCACAAGGGCGATGCTGGAAAGTAAATTTCTGGGCAGGAAGATTACCGGAGAAGCAAAAAAAAAGCCGAACTGACATGGAGAGAATTATTAAGATATGTGCTGGGGGAAATAGGCATCTTGCCGGATGTGTTCTGGAGCCTGTCTTGGGAGGAGTTGGATGTGATGATAGAAGGTTACGAGCGCAGAATGGCAAGGCAACTTATCTTACAGCGGGAAATCATGGCACTGCTTGTTAATGTCCACCGCAAAGATGGATCACCAACTGTAAGAGGAGAAGATATCATGCCTTTGATAACGGACAAGGTAAGGGAAAGCAGGCTGATGACACGGGAAGAATGGGATGCTATGAATGAATTAATGGATAAAGTGATATGGCAGAAGAGGGAAAACTGAAAGCGCAACTGGGGCTTGACACTAAAGAGTTCGACAAAGGACTTAAAGATGCTCTTGACTCTATAAAGAAATTCGCAGGCAAAATGGACAGAGTATCTAAAGTGCTGAAAGGATTATTTTCTGCCAGTGCCGTGGCGGGGATTGCCACAACCATTAAGAAGATATTTGACACAACTCAATCATCCGGTGATAAACTTGCTTTTACTATTGAGGGTATTAAGTCAGTAGCATTTACAACGGCCCAGAGTCTTGCGACAATGGATTTCAGTGTCTCTTTAAAGGATGCTTATTTAGCAGCCAAGGAATATGCAGCAATTCTTGATGACTTACAAGATCGGCAGAGGTCAGTTAATTACTTATCGAAAGAGTATCAGTTGCAGATTTCCGAGGCACGGGGAGTTCTGAGAAGAGTAAAACTGACAACAGATGAAAGACTGGCGGCTGAAGAGAAACTCCGAAAAGCGGTAGATGGGGAACTCGCATTGCACAGGCAATTAGCCGAGGAGGGTATTGGCGCAGAATTGGGATTTTTACAGGAAAAATATAAACTCTCGCAGGATGATGCTAAACTTGTGCAGGAATATGTTTTAAACTATGCGAAATATTCTAAAGAGCAACAGGATGCATTAAATGAAGCGTTTGAAAGTGCGGCTAAGGTAAATCGACTTTCAATGGATATTGAAATGCATACAAGAAGAGGGGAAAAAGCACAAGAAGAATATAATCAGGCAGTAGCGAATGTACCTGATGAATTAAAAAAATATATAGTTCTTTGGAGACCTATTAATGATTTAACGGATAAAAGTCGGGATAAAATTGTTTCATATTCGCAGGCATACCTTGACGCACAGATCGCACTACAGAATCAGCTTAATCTTGCTGACCGTTACGGAGATGCTTTGGATTTTATAGAACAAAAGACAGAAGCAGTTGCGACGGCAACAAATGAGATTCCTTCTCTACCTCTTGCAGCGCCTATGATTGCGGGGGGTAATATGACGATGCCTGTGTCTGCTATCAGTACAGCACTTGTGCCGATGAAAGAAAATGCAAGGGTATTTGTTGATTTTTGGAGTGACGCAGCTCAGAGATTTGGCAGTATAACTATGTCAATAGCTGATAGCTTTGCAAATGTCGGTGATGTCATTAATAATGTTATGGCAGATAGTGAGGTGGATTTCTCGGAGGCAATGGGAGTAATATCTAAGACAGCCATTGCGACTATTCCAGTGCTTGAGGCTCTGGCAGCAGCTCATATATTTGCCGGAGAGGGATGGAAAGGTGTTGCCGGAGTGCTGGCAGCTATTGGGGGCATTACGATGATGCTCGGGGTGATGTCATCGCTGGGCAAGAAAAGAAAGATGGCTGAGGGTGGCATAGCTTATGGCCCGACGTCAGCGCTGATAGGAGAATATGCGGGGGCAAGGACAAATCCGGAAGTGGTGGCGCCGCTGGATAGACTGCAGAGGCTTATTGGAGGTAGGCAGACTATAGAGATAGTCGGGAAGATAAAAGGCACAGACATCGTGTTGGCACTTGAAAGAAATCTTGGAGTAAATTACAGAGGCGTATGAGTTGGGCGACAAAATATAAGGGAGAATTTAAGGACAATCAGGGAAATGACTGGGATGTTGAATTTCAGTTTGATGGTTATTCCGGCAGCACTTATGACATCAAATTAGGCGGGGAGCCTCTTATTATTCAGAAAAATGTTAATAATGAACAGTTAAATCATATAGCCACAAAAACAGCCATAATTTCGATAGAGTGTAAACAGCATTTTAGATTTCTAGAACTCTATTTATCGGGTAATCTCTATTGCAGAGTGTATATAACGAAAAACAGCAATCTCTATTTTCTGGGCTATGTGATAAATGATTATCAGGAACCTTATGATGATTTTCCTTATTTCGTGCAAGTAAAAGCCACAGATGCCCTGCCTTACTTAAAAGAATTAGTCTACGATGATAACGGCACTCCATATAACGGGCATAAAAGAATAAGCAAGATTGTTCTGGACATCCTGGGGAAGATAGGCTATACCTCGTTTACAGAATTTGTCAATCTCTACGAATTTAATATGGACCAGGATACGGATGATTCAATGTTCGACCAGACGCTGATTAACGTTGATGTGTTCGCGGGGAAAGATTGTTATTATGTACTCTCGGAAATTCTAAAGATCATCAACGCAGCTCTTGTTCAATCTTTGGGGGTGATGACATTTTACCGGCCGGCAGAACTAATTAATGAAATTGTTTATGGAAGATCATTTACCGGGGAGACAACAAAGATAAGTACATCTATAACTCCGGAAGTATTTATTGATAGGGATAATCTTGATTCTAATCTGCACTCCACGGATGGCGGGATTTTGACTTATGAACAGCCGGCAAAGAATATTAAAGTTAATTTCAATTACGGGAATAGAGAGAGCTGGATTGATAATTATGATATGCCGGCAAGCAGCTGGGATGCTGAAAGTAAGACATTGGACTATTGGTCAAGGATAGGCACGGCAGACAATATTGTCCATATGAGTGAATTGATTTCCGAAGAGAATCAGGGAATGGCAATAAAAAGTACGGAGGATCACGGGACAGGATTATATCAATTATTCGGCGATTATACTTCTGGTAACCCTGGAGAGTATGTTGTTTTTGAATTTGAGTATGCAATATATAATCCAACTTCTTCATTAGTTGGGAATGCTTGCGTGAGAATTGGGATAACTCTGAAAGATACTACTTTGGGGTTATTTGTCGCAGACACAGAAAATTATCTGTGGGGATATTCTGGTACTATTTATTCGGGACTTATCAACATCAATAAAGGATTTTCCGGATGGCAGAAATTTAGACGTGTAATTCCTAACATCTATGCCGAGCAGTTATATATTAATCTATATGGTACTTATACTTATACCGGAAGTGTATATGATGTAAATACTTCGGTTTATGCTTGTTACCGCAACTTGAAGATATATGCTACATCTTATAAGATAGCCTACCGCAAAGGCGTGAGAAGTCTGTGGCAAAGAATAGAAGCAACCCCCGGGGATGCCGTGATTAATCTCAGACTGAAAAATAAATACTATGACATTAAATATAAAGAAGAAGCTGAAAACATTGCTGAAAAAACTATCGAGAAAACAAACAGCATCGAGGGAAGAAAAATTGAGATAGACACTATTCTGGGAGACGTTACTGATTCAGAATTATACAATGTCATCGAACAATTTCAGGGGCAGCTTGTAAGAAATCAATTACTTGAAAATGTGGCGGAGAAATTCGTGATTAATCATACTTCTGACTATTCGGCAGAAGATGTGATAATCACACAAGGGACTGGTACGGAAAAAGAAACAATTTATTTTACTTCTGCTATCCCGGGGCAGGATTTTTCAGGATCAACAACGATAGTTAATGTCAGCGGTAACCTTTCAGGTACTGTCTCAACTGTTCAGCCAAATGTTCCGGCTACACCTGAAAAAGCAGAATTATTGATTTTTGGTAGTAGCGGAAGTGGAGAAATCTCTTGCAACGGAGTTACTAATACGATGACATTTGATACTGACATCGCAACAACAATTAATAATTTCATTACAGCTTATTATTGGGAATACATGAATGCCGGTGTGCAGATTACACAAGATACTTATAATTTAATATTTACAACAAATCCAGCAGCAGAATTTACAGAACAACCTTCATTTTCTAATGTCTCCGGTGATCTTGATGGTTATTATATTCATTTACAAAATTATGATCAAGGTACCGCAAGAATAGATAAGATAGTGCTCAGTGGCAGTAGCGGATCAGCTAATATTACCTGCAATACTGTAACGGAATTGGCTTATTTTTCTTATGCAGAAACTGAATCATGGAATGATCGTTATGATCCTACAATTTATAAAGAGATAAATGAATATCTCGCTGATGAGTTAAAAACACAGTATGCTCTGTCGGCGCAGAAGATTATGAATTTGCCGATCTTAGTGAGAGAAGGGGAAGGTTATCAATATCATCACTTGAATTGCTGGCTGGATATTTTAAATGTTAATGAGCAATACACCCCGATTAAAAACATAAGTGCATGGAGTACTTATAATTGTGATTTGTCGCTTAACGAAGAAAATAATTTACTGTATGTTCGGAAAACATCATTAGGTAGCGATCCGCAGATATATCGTGATACATCATTCAGTGGAATGAAAAATCGATGGTTGATAATTAAATATCGGGTTAATTCTAATGTTCCTGAATCCGGAGGGGGCAGAACCATTTTTTACAAGACCGCAGGACATGATTATCATGCGAGTTATTATAAGACATTGGATGCGTTTACTTCAGATGGGCAGTGGCATCTGTGTATTGTCGATATGTGGGATTTAACAAGCGGGGGGACAGATTGGAAAGATAACACAATCACCGGCATAAGGATTGACCTTGACCCACAGGATAATATTATTGACCTGGAGTTTATTGGATTCCCGAGAAAATTCGTGGCACTTCGGGAAGAATTTAATGTTCGGGAGTGTTTAGCAAATATTGATTTAATTGAAATTTTAAAATAAAATGGCAACATCAATTGAAATACAGCGCAAAAATCCATTTTCGGCAACTATAACTTTTAAAGAAGATGGAGTTGCATTTAATCTTACAGGAGTAACTGTAATATTTACTGTCAAATTATTAAATGATAAAGCAGATAATGATGATGCAGCAATAATTAAAAAGACAATAACTGATCATAGCGATCCTGCGAATGGCACTACTACATTATCATTATCAGCAGATGATACAACTGTGAATTTGGGAAGATATAAAGCAGATTTCAGATTGTATCAATCGGGAGTTTTACAAAAAAATACAGAAACATTTTATATTGAATTTGTGGATATAGTAACTAAAGGCACAAGCTAATGGCAGATAAGATAATATTTGAAACATTTAAAGTCCCGGAAGGGAAAATACTTCTGGAGGCCGCACCCGCTAATATGGAGTGGAAGCTCGTACCAAAAGAAAAGAGCGAGGTGGAGAAGTTACAGGAGCAACTTGCACAGGTGGAGGCAGAGCTTGAAGGGATGACGAAGCCGGATGATAAAGAATTAATTGAGTGGGGGAAAGCGTCTCACCCTTATTATAATTTATATTACAGAATTGAAATGTTAAGAGGACTTTTAAATGAGAGTTTATAGGTGGAAGAAGCCGACAGTTGTTATAAGTAAAGGTAGTGATGGCTCATTATCTCCTGGCACTTATTACGTTTGGGGTTATTGGGGCTATGGAGCAACGGGTGGAAGTGGTAGTTATTATTATTCATTTTGTACTTCTCCCCGCCCTGATGTTCAAACAGTTGTTCTATCTTCGGGAGAGACATCTATAACAGTATCATTGTCAATAAACGGAGATATTACCTCAATTTCCGATTATGGCTCTGGGAAGGTGAAAATAACATCGGCATTACATTGTTTAACAGCAGGCAATACAATTACTATAACCGGAACAACAAATTACAATGGAACTTATACGATAGCTGATTGGGTTGATTACAATAATTTCACTATTACTCATAGCTATAATGGCAATGAAACCGGCACTTGGAGTTGTTCAACGAAAAATAACAGTGCTACTCATTTGATAGTTTATATTCACACAACATATCCATTCGATGCTAATGGGCAATATATAATAGCAGCGGGGCAAAATAGATTATTCTTAACAACTAATAATAGTGTGAAAATCACTTCGTATCCTTCATATACATATAATGCCTATTGTAATTATGCGGCAGACTGTAATAAATTAACACTTGACGCTAAATATCTGATTCAATATGGTTATCCTTATATTACAGGGACAGAAACAGATATTTCAGATGCTCAGTTTAATAGTGAATTTCAGGCGGCTGGATTATCAGATATTTGTGAAATAGGGACTCTACCAACATACCCTTCTTCATCGTTTTGGTATATTGGTATAGGAATGATATTTGCAAATCTTGTAAAAACTATAACTTATGGAGTGATTAAGTTATCAGCTTGCATTAAAATCCCTAATGTAAAATTCAAAAACTGTTCGATAGAAAAAATCGGTTATACATATACAACGTATAATAACTCAATATTATTACCGTGGGCGTTTCAAATTGAAAATTGTAATATGGAATCAATGAGGAATACCGCAGGCGGATATAATGATATTGTAAGTACGGGAAGAAATAGGTTAATGAATGCTTATTTTTATTCAAATATTGAGGCAGTGATTAATGTAGTACCTACAACTTATGGTTCAAAAGACAATATTGGAATATCGAGAACGATAGAGAATTTAAACATAGTGTCAGGGTATATAATGCTATATGGGACGGGAGATAGTGTGTCTGCATTTAAAAATCTTACTTTTTATGACACTTCGCAATCTTATGATATTTTTATAGATAACAGTTTTGCTTCTGTTTCTGGTGCGTATGTTAATGTTAATACAAGCCGAACAGATAACAGAGTAATATGTAGAAATCAATATAATTTCAGACCTTTATATAACTTTTATTTTTACAGACAAAAAGACATTTATGTTTATGATAAATATGGTAGTCCTGTAAATGGAGCATTAATAACAATAACACAAGGGAGTAATAATTATTCCTGTACAACTGATATAAATGGGAAGGCAACAACGCCACTCATGTTAGAGCAAAAGAATGAGGGCATTTCAGGGAGTTATGATTATAATAATACTATTTATTACGATTGGAATTTGAAAATTGAAAAGTCAGGATATGAGATATATGTAGGTAAATATAACATAGCAAAAAATATTGAGGAATTTATTGTACTTGAATATGAAGTATTAAAAATTTCTAATTTATCATTTGCTCATCCAACTCAATCAAACAATGGCACAATAACTGTTCAGGCATCAGGAGGCGTAACTCCATATCAATATAGTATAGATAATGGGCAGACATGGCAGGCATCGGGAGAGTTTACCGGATTGGCAGTTGGGGATTATATTGTGAAAGTCAAAGATAATGAAGGGACAGAGGTTGATGGAGTGACTATAACATTAATCAGAACTAATATACTTATTATTGAATCATTATCATTTACTCATCCAACTCAGTCAAATAATAATGGTACGATAACCGTTCAGGCTTCGGGCGGAGTATCTCCATATCAGTACAGCATTGATGATGGTGCAACATGGCGGTCTTCGGGAGAGTTTACCGGATTGGCAGTTGGGGATTATATTGTGAAAGTCAAAGATAATGAAGGGACAGAGGTTGATGGAGTGACAATAACGTTAAAGAAAACAGATTATATTGACCTTGAGAATATGGAATTTAATTTTGAGGCAGATTCATTAGGATTTGAAATTGAACAGGAACCAAGTTTAACTTTTGAACTTTATTAAAAAATGGGGTTATATTGAACATAATATTTTGGTTAATAATTGCAATTGTTGTTATTATATTAATGCTAAATGATATAAGCAATGACAGAAGAAGAAAAGATAATTGAGGACTACGTTGATAAAATGATGAAGTCATTTTCAAGCGTATTATTTTCAGAGATTCAGGGCTTAAAAGATGACATTAAAGAGATTAAAGAGAATGTCTCAAAAATAAGTGATTGTCTTGATGATGTCAATAAATGGTCTTCAGGTCATCAGTCAATGCATGATACATTAGAAAAAGAGAAAAAAATTAATCTGAATACTGCAAGTGTAATTATTTCAGTTATTATCATGTCATCAAGTATAATTTTTGGTTTTGTGGGGTTGAGTAGAAAATATGAAAAAGTGAATGATAAGATTGAGATAATAGATAATGTTCAAAGAGCGCAAGAACGTTATTTGCAATACAAGTTTAAAGAAGACCCGATTGTGCCGATAACACGAGGGGGAAGCATCAATTATGTGGACACATTGAATAAAAACAAGTAATATGTACTGGCCACCGGAAAATTTTGAACTTGAAGAGCTTGTCTGCAAACATGTGTTTGACAAATGGGGTTATAACAGCTGGAGTTTCTTTGACGATCGAGCACTCCGGACAATAGATATTATTAGGCGAAGACTCAATAGGCACATGATAATCAATAACTGGAAGTGGGGAGGGGAATTTACACAGCGGGGTCTGAGATGCAACCAGTGCCAGCTTATCAAGGACAAGACAGAGGCAGGAATAGTCTATTGCACCCCGCATGTTCGGGGCATAGCTTTTGATTTTGATGTTGAGGGCATGGTGGCAGAGGAGGTGAGACAGTGGCTGATTAAGAATAAAGTAATTTTACCAGTGCCAATAAGACTTGAAGCAGGAGTTAATTGGGTGCATCTGGATATAGCACCAGTGCCAACACTTGAAAAAATAACTTTATTTAATCCATAAAATTATGAAACTAAGTATCGAAAATCTGAACAAGCCTTCTGACCGAAAATGGAAACGAGTGGCTGATTATCTGCTCTACACGGCACTGCCGGCAATCAACATTTTCTTTGTCACCCTTCAGCCGGTATCCGCAGAGTTTTCTCTGTGGGGTGCTGCTATATCTTCCCTGTTAATAGCTCTGTTTAAGGGTGTAACAAAATTTACTGCGGAGGAAACATGAAAAGAATATTATTTTATTTAATTTGTGCATTATTTTTAATGCTTGCCATTCTTTCATTACAATATAATATTGTGCATAAAAAATATTTGCAAGAGAAAGCAGATAGAGAGAGACTCTTTGAAAATAATTTGCAATTATTTTCTGAAAATCGCAGGCAGACAGAATTAATCTACACAAAGGATGAGTTTCTTAAGATATTGGGTGATTCATTGAAAAAAACACTGCGGGAGCTTAAAATTAAACCTAAGACTGTAACGCAGATAATTGAGAAGACCATCACCCAGGAAATACATGATACAGTTATTGTGCCAGTGAAGAAAATGGAAAAAGATTATTGGGAGATTAAAGATACCGGTCCTTGTTTTTTATGGCAGGGTGAGGCGAGACTGTTTGGAGATAGTCTTACTGTTAATAGAATTGATTTTATTTATCAGAATAAGACAACGGATTATTACTACCGAAAATTAAAAGGTAAATTCTTATTCTTTAAAATTTATTCCCGTAATGAAATTGAGCATAAGACAATTAGTGATTGTGGAGATACAGTTGAGAGGGTGGTTAGGGTGGAGAGGCGTTAATGCCTGGTGTTTTCATGGCTGGCCCTGCCCTTTCGGGTGGGGCTTTTTTATTTCTATAAGCTAAATAGTCCCTACGGCTTTATAGGAACATGCAGGTTTAATTTTTACAGGCAAGTAATAGTTTTACTACTGAAAGGTAAAAATGGCTAAAATCAAACAAAACGAGGCTAATTTTTAAAATCAATTTTTTTTTAAAAAACTGCAAAAAATTTTAAAAACATAACAAATATCATTGTTTTAATACATATATCGGTTGTATCTTTACATCAACAATTAAAACATACAGCTATGAAAAAGTGGCGACCATCAAAAAAGCAGAGAAGGGAGTTCGCTGAGAGAATGGCAAATGACCCTGAATATCGTAAAGCTTATTACGAACGCCAGGAGAAAAGAGCCGAAAAAAAGCGTTCAACTTCAAAATTTGATTATATTTCAGCAGGTGGGCAGTATTTACCCACAAAGATTCAGAATGATGCAGCTCTTGAATTGCTCAATTTAAACCCCTCACCGGAGCAGGCAGAGGCGTGTAATATGGTGTTATGGGGTTATTCATGTAGTGAGAAGATTCACCACGATTATATACATCTTATCAATGAATTTATTAGGCATAAAAATTTATAAGAAAAACGATAGAAACAACAAATTTAAAAATGGATTTTAAATATATAATTCACATAAAAGATGAATTTGGTAGTTCTATTTGCATGGAGAAAGCAAATAATTATTTTGAATCAATTAAGATTGCTAAAGAATATTTAATAACTTTCTTTGAAAAATATGGCGTTAAATTCTCTGCGGAAATATTAGAGTTTAAAAAAGGAATAAAATTAATTGATGTTAAATATTCGAAAGAAGATGAATTAATACCTATATTCAAAATTAAATGTTAAAATCATGTATTGTAGTCAGACTAATAAAAAACAAAAAACAATGAAAAAATTAACAACAAAAACTATATGGATTGGAATTGTAATGGTTTTTTATTCTTGTGCAACAATAATTCCATTACAGACTAATTTAAGCGACCAAACTATGTTATTAGCTGAAAATAGAAATATTAAAGCTAATTATTCATTAGTGTCAAATATTCCTGATGGATTTATTTCTTATGTTTATGTTCTTAAAAATGGTTCTGAGACAATGATGAATAGTTCTTACAAATATGCTTCTGAATCTGCCTTCAAAAAAATATGGAACTCGTATTTTGCAAGTAAATTTAATCCTTACTCAAATGACCAAATTGACATTATAGTTACTTTAAAAGAATTAAAGCTAAGAGAACAAGCAGCAACATCAGTTGGCTGGGCAGTTTTAATAGGAAACATAAAAGCAAATATTGATGCGATTGCAACGATTCACGTACTTGTTAATTATCATGGGAAAAAATACGAAAACCAATTTGAAATAAATGCTTCAGATTATAATGAAACACAACAAATGAGGGCAGGTAATTATTATTATACCATAAACCAAAATAACCCAACTCAACAAAAAGCAAAACTACTTGAGAGTTGTTTAAATAAATCAGTAATTCAATTTGAGAATTTACTTCGGTCAATTATGTTCGCTGATAAATAAATGGAAGATAAAAATAAAATAGTCACAGGATTTCACAACTTAATAGTTCTTTAAACTTAATATGAATTGATATGAAAGAAAACTACAAATTAATTGGGCTTCAGATTGAAAATCTGAGGCTCATCAAAGCCGCCTATCTGAAATTTAAACCTTCAGGGCTTACACAGATAGTTGGCAGGAATGCAACCGGCAAAAGCACCGTAATTGATGCTATTGAAATACTCTTTGAGGGATTTAAACGCTCACCGGAGGACATTATCACTCACGGCAAAGAAAAAGCCGTGATAATCGGTGAACTTGACGACTTCATTATAAAAAGAGTCATTACAAACAAAACAAATCGGCTCGAAGTGATAACAAAGGCCGGATTTCGTCCACAGAAACCACAGGACTTTCTGAATGCCTTGATAAACAAACTGACTTTCCGCCCACAAGTCTTCCTCGACAAGAAACCTGAAGAAAAACTCAGGTTCTTGATGGAAATTCTTAATCTTGATTTCACGGAAGAAAACCGTAAAATTGCAGAGAAGGAAAACGAACGGCTTTTTGTCGGGCGGGAACTGAAAAGTCTCGGAGAAATGGAGATGCCTGAAAAGATTGATCCAGTTGACATAAACCTTTTGCTGAAAGAAAAGCAGGAAATAACACTTTATAATGAAAAAGAAAAACAAAAACAATGGGAACAACAACCCTCGCACGGCAGTTCCTTAGCTCTCTAAAAGAGCTGGAGGCCGCAAACAAGGACTGGTATTATGACCAATCAGATATTAAAAAAATGAAAAAATTC